CTTTAGGAAGCCGCAAAATTCGGCGTGCGACATGCTTGCCTTTAGTGCATCTATACATTCAATTTCCCCGCTTGTGTAATGACCTGGATGGTTTACCGGATCCGCCTCGTTCCCCTCCCAATATTTGCATTTATGATTCTCTGTAATAGCCCCGCTTATTACACTTTCACAATTTCGGCATGTTTTCTCTATAGCATCGTAAAAATAGCATGTTCCGCACCATTTATCTTGTATTTTCATATTCCCTCCTTCCTGCCCGCCGGAGCGGGCTGTAAAACAGGATGCCTAAATGTTTTCGTGTTACGAATGTGATATATATAGACCCAACACGGGTAAATACCTATTTGTTACCTATTTGTCCCAGGTGACGTATGCGCTGCCCGATGTGGGATATACCGTTTTTAGTCTCCTGCCATTTACGATTTTCTCTGGGCGACGGAATACTCCCTTTTCTGGCTTTTCTCTTAACCTTCGTTTCTCTTCTCTTTTCCAGTATTGAGCCACCCATTTTTCCACGGTATCCTTACAAATTCCGTACTCCCTGGCAATCTGTCTTTTCCCTTTTCCGGCTAAATACTCCGTTACAACTTGCTCTTTTACCTCTTTTGGGCATTTAAGAGCCAGGTAAGAACTATATTCCGACGGATCGTAGAACATATCTGTCCAGATGCATACAGTACCATTCGATATTCCGTATTTCTTTGCTGTCTCTTTTACAGAGAGGCTGTTTTCTACTCTGTCTTTTGCTACCTTCTTCTTAAATTCTTCCGTGTATTTCCCCGTTCTCCCCATTTATACCTCCACGATTCTGTACGTCCCGGCACTAGCCCCGGTTTCCTTGTCAAAGACCTTTTTCCCTGTCTTCTCGATTAGTCCCCGCTCTTCCAGCCCCTTTAGCCTGGGAGCTACGGACTGCCGGTGTTCGCTATAATGTATCCCTGCCAGACACATGCCCACAGCAATCTGGTGCGCTGTAAGATCCCGGTCCTGCTCCTTTAGCCAGGCATAGATCTTGTTCTCCATGCTTCTCTTGTCTCCGGTGCTTAGACCTGCTCTGCGGCACTCTTTCGCCGTCCTCTCCGCAAAATACTTCTTTGCGCTGTCCGGCAGGTCTTCCGGAATGGGCCGCTTTTTGTCTTTCCTTCTCATCGGCGGTTCCTTTGCTCCGATGTCCATAAAAAAGCTAATTTGCTCCATGCTTTAGCCTCCCTATCTGCTGTTCAAAGAGATGTTTTTCCAGCTCGTCATAGTCATAGTCACGTTCCTCAAAGTTGTGGAACTGGTTATTTGTCGGCTTCTTAACAACCGCCTTTGGCTTTTCGTAGTTCGTATCCAGGTAATCTACATACCCGGAATTAAAGAATGTTGATCCATTCTGCGGTTTTCGCCAATCGTCCTGTTTTAAATCCTCGATGTACCTCGCCATAGCCCGTTGCATTTCCTCCTCACCAATCTCGGCGATCTTTCGCTTCTTTGCATCGGATACCTGGCCTTTTCCCCGTTTATTCGGGTATGCTTTCCACAGGCGTTCAAACAGTGCGTTGGTGTCAGCCTTGCACAATGTATTTATATCTTTTTCTTTAACATTATCTTTATCATTACTCTTTATCGGGTTTTTTGGGTTACTTTCGGTTTTATGAAAAACCGATGGGTTTTTTGGGTTTTCTCCATTACCTTTCGGTTTCTTCGGTCTGCCTCCCTTTTTCCCATTCTCCCGGTTTGCAGCAACCCGACTTTCATATTTTTCATTGTCCCGGTCCATCTGTGACCGGATGAAGGAGAAAGCCATCTGAGTTATTCCATCCAGTTTCGGGAACTCTCCCGCTTCGGAGTAGTCGATCAGAGCCATAAGCAGTTGCCCTCTTTGCTCATCTGTTAGCAACTTTAAATGTTCCCGATACTCGTGATAGATCAGGAAGCTGTTCTTCTGCAATCACTTCACCCCGTCTCTGTTTCAATTAATGTTACCTCAATCCTCGGATTTTCCTTGTCGTGGAAAAATTCATCCGTGAACCCAGTGACATAATTCCAACCATCATCCTCAAGGACATTGCACTTCACCAGGGCATCCTGGATCACTTTTCGACCGAAAGAAGAGACATTATCATGGTCCCTCCTCCTGTTTTTCTCGTACCAGCGGAAACGGATCTTTACCGGATTTTTTATATGTAACCCTCTCAGTTGCTGCCGTATCGCCCAGATCACGGTTTCTTCATTCTGTCTCTTCATCTTGCCACCTTTATACGGATTCGTCCGGTTTGCTGCCGTGTAATCGTTCAAACCATCCAGGCGGCCCAGAATCACAAACTTATACTCCATTGTCCACCTCACTGCAAATATGATTTTCTAAACTCTCTGCGGAATTGTTCTCTTGTACCTATTTGGCTTTCATATGCCCACTGTGCCCAACTTTTCAATGATACGTCAACAATTCTATTTTTGTGTGGACTGTTCTTCCCCTCTGTATGGTGTTCTAAACAAAGCGGAACAATCAGTTTATACCGATCTGCTAACGGACGATCGGAATCAAAAAATATATGATGCCTATGTACCTTATTCGACCCGCAGAATATACAATGTTCCATATCATCCACTAAAATACTATCCATTATACTTCTCCTATCAGTTCGCTGTAATGTATCGGTCTTTCCAATACTTTTGTATGTTTGCAATAATCACATAGCCCGCAGCGTATCGGAGGAAACTCTTCATTTTTCAGACGCATGATATTCGGAGTGTTCTGCTCTACCTCACAGAGCTTCTCTTTCAAATGTCCATCGTCGATCTGGATGATCTCAAGATCCGGTTCTTTTTCCTTCGATACAGCCGCAATATAAAACGGTAGCCTCTTTCCTGTGTTCTGATACACAACTTCCTGATATACCGCCCCCTGGATGTCATAGCCCCAATACTGAATAAAATCCATGTATCCATAATCTTTCACATACTTTACTTCACGCAGGGATTTCATACATTTCAAGTCTACAATGCAGGTATCAGGGATCAGGCTATCAATCTTGATCTTCCACTTTGCCCCGAACAGATCAGCGGTCATGATTACTTGCTTTTCTCCGCTCATAAATTTCATAAAGTACGGATCACGTTCAATCCGGTTTATGATCTCTTCCGCTTTTCTATATTCAGACCGGAGTTCCCCTTTCTTTGTAAAGATCTCCGGGTTCTGAGCCTGGAACAGATCCAGGCTCCCTTCAAAGTGTGCATCCACATAAGACCCAACCATAAGAGCCGTTGTCTTTTCCATTTCCCATTCGCCATTGAGTTTCGCAAGAGCCTCAGCCTCGCAGGCAACTTTTCCTAAGGTCCCGGTAAAATCTTTGTATTGTGAAACGCTCAGATATTCCCGGTTTGCTTCTTCGCTAAAATAATTCTCCGCTGTCAGTTTCATTGTTCTTCCCCCACTTCTGCCTCAAAAGGATCTTGCGCCTCAACAACCGGCTTAGGTTCAATGTCTTCCGGCTCACCTTCTACATATACCCCCATTAAACTATTTGGGATATACACTCTTGCAAAGAAAGCCGCTGCACGATACGCAAGCATCTGTTCTGGGATGCTCTGCCACTTTGATAACTCATTCCCGTTCCTATCCTTTTTGCTGTACCATCCTTCCTGTTTTGCCATGGAGATTGTAACCTCTGTACCTCGTACAATCTCCCCGGTTTCCCTGTACTCTGCTTGGATGTAGCACCCCCAGGAATCTGTGTTTCTTTCTCCTGTATAGACCGGACGCACATTTTTAAACTCTTTGCTCCCACGGATCATGCTCATACATGCTTGCCCACTCCATGTGGGCTTGCCTTTTACAACGTATAAGTTCTGCATCACCATCATGGGAGACACCCCCATACGGTTTGCCATGTCCACGGCGATCGTGCAGTCCATTGGCTTTCCCTGGTACGTCTGCGGAACCAGCTGTGAACTTGCAAACATCTTTCCAATGTCAAAGATCTTTTTAAAGCTGTCAGCGTCCGTAAATGGACTAAGCTCGTGTTTCTCTTCACTCTGTATGATTTCGTTCATAATTTTCCTCCTATAATTCGATCACGGTTAAATCTTCATCGTCCGTGGTCCTTGTAGCAATAAACTGCAGTCCCTTGTCTTTGCATTTCTGATACAGCCGTTTCCTCAGATCCGTAGACATTTTTTCCACACCGTCAATCAAGATAATTTGTAATGCATTTGGTTTTTGTATGGCTATGTCGATGCAAAGATCCAACTTTTCACCATCGCTTAGGTTGCTGATCGGAAGGCCGTGGATCAATGGAACTCCATCTTTTACTGTCAGCCCTTGAATCGGAATCTGTGCAGATTCAAGAATCGTTCCCGGAAGTTCCCTGGCAAGTTCAATCTTTCTGGTAAGTTCACAGGATTCCTTTATCAGGTCTTCCACTTCATCTTGTAAATTTTCCATGCGGCGATACTCATTAATATGGCCCTTCATCTCTTCTATGTACTGGGCCTCTTCCACAAGCTCTGTAACGTCCTCAGGGTCTTTGTCTGCATATACATGGTATTCTTCAACTTCTGCGTCATACTTGGCAATATTGGCCTTGTATTCGCTTTCGATAGCAGAAACTTTATCCTGCTTCTTCTCGTCCATGTTTGTTAATTCCAGGCGATACGCCCTGATCTGTTCCTCTAACTTCAAGATGTCTTTTTCAATCCGGGCCTTTTTGTTAGAAAACTCAACATCCAGAGCAGAAATGGCGATCTCCTTATCTGCTTCAAACTTGCGGACCTTATTATTCCGGTTATCAATCAGACGTTTTGCTTTTTCTATCGTTTCATTATCCTTGCGGATCTGCTCAATCCTCTGATAAAGATCACCAAGGTTCTCATTCTCCCACTTCTCCGCTTGGTATCCTGCCGGGATCTCGTCTGCAATCTCCTGCACAAAAGCATCTTTGTGACGCTTCTCCCGGTTTATATCCTCCCGCCTTTTATAGTAATAGCCGTTTTTTGATTGAATGTCGTTTAATACGGACAAGATGTTTTGCTCATAATTCACATCCGGTGGGATCTCGCCAAACTTCTCCTTAATCCATTTCAGGTCCCAGTCAAACTCGATCATGTCAAGGACCATGGCATTTTGCTGTTTCCGGTCCATCTGCATAAACTCTACCGGTTCCAGCTGCAATGGCGTGAAAATGTCTCTAAGGAATGTCTCAGGAGACTGAACCTCTGCCCCGTTCTTTTTAATGCTCTTATAATCTGCCTGCTGAGTCCTTGCTTTCCGGTTGATTCTCAGTCCTGTATCTGTTTCAATCAGGATCTCTCCCTCTGTCTCTCCGTTCCTGACAATATATTCCCGCTCACTCTTATTCGTAAGAGCGTAGCGGATAGAATCAATCACAGAGGTTTTCCCTACCCCGTTTCTTCCGGAAAGTTCCAGGGACTTACCGGCAGCCTCATATTCCTTTATTCCAAAAAGGTTTTTGATCTTGATTTTTGTAATTTTCAATGTTCAAATCCTCCGATCTGTGCTACAATAACACTGTAAATGTATTTCATTTATTTGTTCTTGCCTTGCCAGGGCTGCCACCCCGCAGGGCATTTTTCTTTTCTAAACGCTCCAATCCTTTCATGATCCCCCTTATGACGTATTTCTCCTGTATGTAAGGAATCGGGATCTCCTCACGGAGTGCCGCAAGCATTACCTGTGCATCTTTTTTATCTGCCATTTACATCACCTTCTTTCTTTAGTTGGGATAAAAGCCTGATCCTGTACTACTTTTATTCCATCCTCTTTTATAATCAAAGATACATATGGCATTTTGTTATCTTTTAAATACTCAACAGCTTTTTCACATGCCTTTTCAATTTTCTTAATTTCTTCTTCGTTCAAATTTCACTCCTCCTTACAATTTTCGTTTCCATGCTACCCCTGCTACCCAGCAACTCACAGCCAAGCCACCGTATCCTCTTAAGGATAAAAAGCATCCTAGAAGCAGTAAGCCTTGTGACATTCTCTTTTCAGCTTTACCCTGCATCGCAACTCTCCTTTTCTGGATCAGCCTGCGGGATACCATTTATATACCTCTCAAGATCCATTCCTCTTATTTTCTTACTTCCAAGAAGGATATAAGGGAGTTCCCCGGTATTGATTAATTTGTAAACCCGTTCTCTATTCGTCTTTAACACCTTTGCTACTTCGGGAACGGTATAAAGTGGCTCATAGGCCTTTACCATTTCGCTCACCTTCTTTCTTCTATTGTAAATATTTCCTTTTCTCCTTATAATTTAAGTACAGGTGTTGCAGCACCAAGTACATAGAAAGGAGAGAAAATATATGTCTGATTCTTTTCCGCCTGGAAAACGTTCAGCACTCACCATGCTTTATTTACAAAATCAAGATCTTTCTGGATTAACCCCTTCTCAACTTCTTGATAAGTATGATGATGTGTATGATGAAATTAACAATCACTACAAAGAAAAACGCCAACAAAAGAAAACTTCTAATTTTTAATTCTTTGTAGATTTCAACCATGGCATGTGTATTTTTAGATATTTCGTCTTCACATGCACTTTTTGATTGCTCCGCTAATAGTTCCAGCTGTTGGCGGAGTATTTCTTTTTCTGTTTTTTTACTACGCCCTGTTATTCCTTTATTCATCTTTTATACCACCTACCTTTTATTTACAAAGACATCTGCGCATTGCAGCCATCAATCATCCATTTTGTTCCTTTGCTTGGTTGCCACGATCTAACAAAAGCAATCGCCTCATCAAACCTTTTTTTAGGAATATTGTTTCTACTATTTACAGCGAATCTTTCTTGAATCTCATGATTGATCTCAGAAAATACCTTTTTACTCACTTCCTTATAAGCGTTCGATTCTTTTCCACCTAAGGCATTGACTACAACTTTATTTACCTCATTTTTCAAAGTCTGTTGCTGTCCGTAGTCAATCACCATGTTATTTTCAAGGTCCGTCACTCTTCCATCAATCTTTACGATTTTTTCATCATGCATTAAGATCGCTTTCATCTCCGGTGAATAATTCTTCATTTCATAGGAACTCGTTTTGCGTAGAGACGGGAGAACTTCAGAAGTCACCCAATGCTTAAATTTCTTTGCTGAATCTAAACGACTTCCAAACACCAACGCATATAAGCCGGATTCATTAACCACTGTCATGTTTTGCTTTCCACCAGGGGTGTCGATTGGCTCTACCCCCTTGTCTTCCTCAAATACATGCGTTGCTATAGCGTCACGAGAATTTGTGAATCCTAGTGCTTTTGCTACATCTTTTCCCACAAACCAAGGTTCGTTGTTAATAGTTACTGTTCGGATTTCTCCAAACTCTTCATTTTCAAAGATTTGTAATTCGTTCATTGTTCTCCTTTCTTGCTTCTACATGAATTATTTTCATGTCCTTGAGCAAAAAAAATTTGGTCAAGAGTAACACCAAATAATATTGCCACTGCATTTACTTTACTTACAGCAACGTTAGAAATATCCTTTTCCCAGGCATTATATGTTTGTTCTGAAACTCCAAGTTCTCTGGCAACTCTTTTTTGCGTCCAGTTTTTTCTTGCTCTCAATTCCTTTAAAGAGTATTTTTGTTGCTCCATTTTTACCTCCTTTCTTTACATTAACTATACATGAATTATTTTCATGTGTCAATAGCGTACTTGAATTTTTTTCAACTTCTTTCTTGCTTTCTTAAAATACACTTGAATTTTCTTCATGTAAATGTTATAGTACGTATATAGAAAGAAGGTGAATATATGGCACTTGCAAAGAATATTCGTTATTTAAGAAAAAAAATGGGATATTCACAAGATGATGTAGCCGAAAAACTTGGTTATAAGTCTTATACAACCATACAAAAATGGGAAATGGGGACATCGGAACCACCGCTGAACAAATTGAAAGAACTGGCAGTGCTCTTCAATGTAAATATGAATGATTTGGCAAATTCCGACTTGGAACATTCCCGTATTGAGAAAAATACTTTTACGAATAAGGATGAAAAAGATATAGCAAAACGGTTAGATACGATGCTAGAGGACTTGGAAAATAATCAACAAGCTCTTATGTTTAATGGAGAAGCTTTAGATGAAACTACAAAAGAATTATTGAAAGCGTCTTTAGAAAACAGCCTAAGAGTTGCTAAAATCAACGCAAAGGAAAAGTTTACTCCTAAAAAATATCGTAATAATAAAGATAAATAAAAGGAGGAAAATATACATGAATATCAAACAAAGAGTCTCTAGGCTTAAAAATAAATATCACACAAACAATCCATTTGAACTTGCTGACAATCTTGATATTCAAGTAATTTTTGAAGATTTAGGTGGATTAAAAGGATATTACAATAAAGTGTTGCGACAAAAACAGATACACATCAATTACAACTTAAATGAATCTGAAACAATTTATACCTGTTCCCATGAACTTGGACATTCTCAGCTTCATCCTGACGTCAATAGTGTATTTTTAGCTTCTAAAACTCTATTGTCTGTGGATAAACTAGAAATCCAAGCAAATCTATTCGCAATGGAGCTTCTAATACCCGATGAATTTATAACGGAATATCAGGAGTATACAATCGGACAAATTGCAAAAATGTTAGGGTATAGCGAGGAATTAATAAAACTCAAGATTAAATAAACTATTAATACACTTATAGAGGGATGTAACTTTAAACTTTTTATGTAAAGGAGGATGATATCATGGGATTCGGAGATTTTTTGAAAGAGATCAGCGGGAACATGACCGAAGAAGAAAAAATTGAATTGGAAAAAAAGAAAGCTGAAATATCCAAATTTAAGGAAGATCAAAAAGACTACGTGAAAATGAGTTTAAATATTAAATCCGGTCAAAACTCAGTGAACGCAGGTACCTATGCAATTATGTATCAGCGCAAAGATGGTTCTGTGTATTTTAATAAAAATTATTATGATAGATTTGCATTAATTGATTATATTTGGGACGGGCCAATGTATGAGACAAAAACAACGACCGTTTCTAGCAAAAAAGGAAAAGAAAAGAAAAAAGGGAAGTCAGGGAAAATGACAGCAGGTGCAGTAATTGGAACTATGTTAATGCCAGGTGTAGGAACCGCTGTTGGCGCTGCTATTGGAGCAGGTGGAAAAGGTAAGAAAAAATATGAAGAAGATGGCACTGTAGACACTACCCAGCAACAAGTTGAGGTTATGTCTAGGTCTGTGATCAAGCTAAAAAATATAGAAACTGGAGAATTTGCAAGTATCGTTATAAATTGTAATTCTGATATTGATGCACAGATCAAATGTTTTCAGTTTAATAACAATTTTCAGACTACTGATAATGCAGAGGATATTCAAAATATTGCTTCTGCTTTAAAATCTCTAAAAGAATTGGTTGATTTAGGAGTATTGACTCAGGAAGAATTTGAAAAGAAAAAAGAGCAATTATTAAAGTAATCAAAAAAACCGCCCGGTGGCAACCGGACGGAAACTAAGATATACATTGCTGGTCGCCCAGAAACGAACATCTAATATAAGCACTTAGATTATATCATTTCTTTTAGGCGCCTGGCAAGGTGTTATTTTTATACTCATTTTTAGGAAGGGTGATATAATATGGGTGAATTAAGAACACGCAAAAGAGGAAAGAAATGGGAGTATAGTTTTGAAGGTGCAAGAATAAACGGAAAAAGGCAGCCTATATCAAAAAGCGGCTTTGCAACCAAGGCAGAAGCGCTGGCCGCAGGTACGCAGGCCAAGGCCGAGTATGATAACTGCGGGAGGGTGTTTACGCCGTCTGAATTATCCGTCTCAGACTATTTAGATTACTGGTTTGAGAACTACGTTAAAAAGCACCTTTCTTATAATACTCAAAGGGATTATGGAAGTAAAATACGAATACACATTAAGCCCGGATTGGGGAAATATCGTCTTATGTCCCTCGAACCAGATGTTATCCAGCTATGGGTGGATGATTTAAAAGTAAAGAAAGGTCTTTCAAAAAGCATGATTTTCAACACTTTTGCCTGCCTTTCTGGTGCGCTGAGATATGCGGTATACCCTTGCAAGTATATCCGTATTAATCCATGCGATAATGTCATAGTTCCAAACGTACCAGTTGACAAAGATGCAAAGGCAAAAACTGATTATGTCCTTCCATTAGATGAATGGAATATCATCATTAATCGCTTTGCAAATACCCACTTTTTTCTACCTTTGATGACCGGATTTTATGCTGGACTCCGTTTAGGAGAAAGCTATGGTATCGATCTGCTGGAAGACGTCGACATAGACAATAGAACTTTATCTATAAATCATCAAATGCAAAAGCAAAATAAAAGCTGGGTTCTATGCAATCCTAAATATGACTCCTTCCGGACAATCAAAGTCGGAAAGGATCTAATAGATGCATTTCAGGCAGAAATTGAAACCCGAAAAAGGAATATAGCCCATTATGGATCATATTACATGAAAACTTATTTAGCGGATGATGGGACTATAACGCAGGCAAGAGCTGACATCGTTGTTCCATATAAAGAAATATGGCCTGTTGCTGTCAAAGAAAATGGAGAGCTGACCACTACTGATACATTCAAATACTGTGCCAGGGTAGTCCATTATTCCTTAAACAATCCATTGTTCCACCACCATTGTCTCCGCCACACCCACGGGACCACTCTTGCCGAAAATGGCGCATGGCCCCGGACGGTTATGGAACGTCTTGGCCATCGTGACATTAAAACCACACTAGACCGTTACGTTTTCAATACGGACAAACTGCAAGACAATGCCGTAGAAATTTTTGAGCAGACTATGAAGTAA